TGTAACATATAAAAGGTAAAATTTGTTACGAAATAGGTGCAAATGAATATAAATAGGTGCAAAGTTATACTCACAGTATAAAAATAGGAGTAATACTACGCTATTATCAAAAGATGTAAACTCTGCAAGTTTTGATAGTGTTCACGAAATCGTGAACGGATAAAATAAATGAACTGTTGTATAAAATGCAACGATTGAAATTATAAAATCCTGTTGTACCTAAATTATAATAATCTGCTTTAAAGTAACATATAAATATTCTTATTTTACTTTACTCAATCAAGTGAGTAAAATTACTCAATCAAAAAAGTAAACCAATAACTTGACTTTATCAATCAAAAAATAAAGCTATAACTTGACAAATGAGCCGCAAATGATTGACAATCGGCTCAATCTTGAGCGACAAATGCACATCATAAAGTGCATTATATGACACATATTGCCACCATTAGTGTCATTAATGACCACTTATGGTGGATATTTTACGCATAAATACGGATATATACGCATAAAAAAACCCCCAAACCAATAAAGGAATGGGGGCAAAACCTATGAAAAACTACAAACCTAACCCGGTGTTTGCAAAGCGTTATAGACAGTTGAATTAACACTTGGTGCTAATGCAGGTTCAGCACCTGTAAAAGTTAAAGTGAATCCACTCCTATCGCCCTGTGCAGTACCTGTTCCGGCAGTTCCTGCGGTAACATCTAATCCTCTTGTTTTACCAAGATACCAATATGCTCCGTTACTATCTTTAACTACTGCCACTAAACTATTTTGTGCCAATAACAAGATCTCATTTCTTGTTGCAGTTTGTAATTTATTTAAAACTATTTGTAACTCCTGTGCGTAAAATACTGTGCCATTTTGAACATTAGCAGTAATAGTTTGATTCATCATTGATGTATCTTTTACTTGCTCATACTTCCAAAATCTTTTACCTGATGCTTTAGTTAGTGCAGTTATTACACCACTTGCTTCGGTTGTCGCAGATACATTCGCAGCTTCTGTAAAATATACCTCAACGACACCGCCTAAACTATCTCGGCAATCTAAAGTATATCCTTGTGTTAATGCACACGCCATTTTGCTTGAATTTATTAATTTAAAAATAGGGGGGATTTTACACCCCCCTTAATATTATGATAAGATAAACTTCACAACCTCATCTGGGAATGCGATGTTAGTACCTATCTTGAACTCTGCCATAAATCTTACGCTATCAGCTTCTTTAGCAAAGAAGATTTCAAACTTCTCCTCTTCGTTTAATAAGTCTGTACCCAAGAACATATTGCTCAATCTTGATGCGTAGATCTTATTTGTGCCATTTAAACCTTGAACCGCTACAACTTTAATAGGTGTACCCGGTAATGTAAACTCGCTATCTGATTTACCATCAAATGCGTAGTTAAACATATTTGCGTTTTTCAATGCAATAGTGTAAGTTCTAAAAGAATCCATACCGCAGAAGATAGTCATATCTTCAGCAGCTACAACCTTTGCAGGAATAGCTTTATAGATGCCATCAAAAATTGAAATTACATTACTTGCTACAATACCTGTTCCTGTACTAATAGGCGCAGTTGCAATAAAAGCTACTACATTTGCAGCTACTACTCCTGATGCAGCACCAATCAATTTAACTAAACCATCAAATTGCTTTAAGTTAGTATCTCCTGAACCTGTATCACCTTGCCATAAAGCAGTCTCTACTTGAGAAGCAATAGTTTTAGCTTTTTTCTCGCTATATTGTTGCTCAAAAGGAATTGAATCATATTGGCTTCCTGTTGGTAATGCTTTTTGTAAATAAGCAGTCTCTAAAGATTTAGGACATAATGATTCTTGTACTTTAATTTTTCCAACAGTTACTGTTCTTTGAGTAAAAGTTGTTGCTCCTGATGCGTTAAATCCGCAAGTACCACCTGCTTGAAATATTGCATCGGTCTCCATAATGTTGATAGTCTCTGCAGACTTTACACCAATCATTACATTTCCTGCACTCTTAATAAGAGAAGCAGTTTTTGCACCTAATACAGATGAAGTAACCAATAAGGCTTCATTTTGTTCTGTGTATGCTGATAATGCTGAAATGTCAAATGCCATTGTTATTAATTTTTATTTGTTTAAAATTGCGTTTCTAAATTTGTTAATCCTTTGCTCTTTAATATCATTTGTTGATACATAAGCCTTAAATGAATTAGGTTTTTGAACAGGATCTGCGGTTGGGTTAATTGAAAGTGCTTCTATTAAAGATGCTACTGATTCAAAACCTTGCTTTACCTTACCTTCTAATTCATTAATTCTATTTTGTAAGCTCTCGTTAAATGCTAAAACTTGATTAAACTTTGATGCTAATTCATCAAATCTCATATCTTGTTTTGCTTCCACAGGCTCTTCCTCTGGAACTTCATCCTCTTTAGGTGCTTCCATTTCTAAAATAACACCTGCCTCATCTAATACTACCTTTGAGCCATCTGCTAATTCGTGTTCTCCTGTTGGTGCATTGCTGCCATCTTCCAATGTAACTTTGCCGCCAACTTCTAATTTATCAATCATTACTTTAGTACCATCTGCTAAAGAATACTCCATCATCTCAACCTTTGGTTCACTTGGAACAACAGGTTCAGTCATTGGTGCATCTTCAAATAATGCCTTGATTTTTAATATCGCTTCTTGTGCGTTCATACTTTTTTTATTAAATAGTTAAAAAATAAATTGTTTATCACTTAACCTCTGATAATATCTTTTTGATACTATCCATAAGTGATGCTGATTGCATAACCTTTTTAGGTTTATAGTTAAATAAGCCTTCTACTGAAAACCCTTTTACCTTGCCATCTTTAATCATTTGCCATACCTCTTCATTATCTACTTTGAAGCTACCAAACCAAGATCCATCTGGCACATCCTCAAAACCCTTCATTGGCATAATGCCCCTTGACTTATCAGTAATAAAACTCTCAAACATTGTTAAGCCTTCTACAACTGAACCGCTATCGTGCATTAGATTTACATTGTTTTGATACCCTTTTTTAAAAAACTTTTGTGCAATCTTAAAAATAGTATCTTTAGTAAATGCCACATAGTAATCCCCATAAGTAGCATCACTGCGAAAAATAGGTATATCAGCCAACATAATAGCTCCACTAATAATGCGCTTGTCCTCGCTAATAATATCAAAGGCTTGTTTTTCTTTAAAAGCATACCAATTTTTTTGAATAGCCGGTTTATCAACTAATGCTATATAATCAACCTGTGAATCATCCTCAACATCATCTGTAATGTCAAGCATATAGATAGGTAATTCTTTCTCCATAATCTTAAATAGTTTTAATTTGTTTATTTATCGCTTAACTAAATCTTGCCCTTTGTCTAATGGCTGCCATCCTTTCTTGATTGCTTGTTACATCTGTCTCAATTACATAAGCCCTTACTGCTTGATTGCCTATATCATTTATTGTTTGTCTGCTTAAATTTGTAGTTGCAGCCTGTGGAAGCTCTGGTGTCATAGGCGCAGCCATTGTTGGCATACCTCCGCCACCTCCAAATCTACCGGGTATTTGTACGGATGCTATTGATTTAACTGTTTTAATTCCTGTTGCAATAATAGTCGCAACATTTAAAACTTTTGCAATTACATCAAATGGGGATGGCAAAGTTGACTTTTGCTTTAATGCTTCCGATGCACCTTGATATGTATTTATAGTTGCAGTTGCTATTCCTAATGCTTTACCTGCTGCGGTTTCTCTTCCAACAAAATCAGATAATTGAGATATTGCAACCATACTTTCATTAATCTGTGCCTTTTTTGTTTCTAATTTTTCGGCATCAATTAATTTTTCAGCATCTGCATTTTGTTTAGTTAATTCTAATCCTTTAGTAAATGCAACAGCTTTATCTGTTAGCATTTTACCTAATCCATTCTTATTACTTTCTACTAATAACTCCTGTTGTTTATCTGCATCTTTTTTATCATTTTCTGCTTTGTCTTTTTTTGCAGCCTCATCAATATCTGTTAAACTTACAACTTTTTGTAATCCTTTTTTTCTTTTTTCATAAGCAGCTAACTCATCATCAATAGCTTTTTTTTCTTTTAATGCTGCTGCAACTGCTCTTTTTTCAGCAGCCTCTTGACCTTCTTTTCTTATTCTTGCTTGGTTTTCAAG